TTCCATTTCATTTGATTTAGTTCTAACACTTGCTCTATATGTTGCAATATTAGTTGGTACAGAATAATCAGATACTTCACTTGCTTTAACTACATACCAATCAGTAGGTGCTAATAATCCACTAGCTTGTTGTTTGATAGTTCTAATTAATTGTGTTTTTAATCCTTCAACTTTTACATCTCCAACTTCTTTGTCATCAGGTAAATCTCCATCATCTGAATCTTGTTGTGTCCATAAACTATCTGCATGAGCCTTTGGTGTAGCAGTTCCATAACTTGCAGTTACAGTTCCATCAGCAAAAGCATAAGATTGATTAGTATTGATGTACCATTTCTCATCTTTAAAGTTTGAGTTGTCATAAACTACTTCATAAATACCAATAGCTTCTTTTTCAGCTACAGACCATTTCATAAATATGTCTGCTGAATATTGATTGTCATTTAAAATAAAACCTTTAGGGTTTTGAAAGTATTTAGTGATTTGATTATTTTCTATTAATGCGTACATAATTCTCCTACGATAAAGTTAATGCTAAGTTTCTACCAACTTCTAGCCATTTGCTTCCATTGTATCTAAATACAAATAAATCTCCAAGACTTGCAGTTGCTGTTAATGTTGGAGCAGTATCAGATGCAAATTCATATACTGCGTTCCATGTTAAAGTTCTTCCACCTGTTCCATCTTGTGCAACAAGTAATGATGCAAATTGACCTGTGCTTCCATTTGTAGGAGCAGCAATAGTTCTATTACCACCAAGTGTAACTTTTGCAACAGATTGAGTATTCATATCCCAAGATATAGTTGCACCATCTGTTAAAGTTGTTTCTGCAATGTAACCTTTGTCAGCTAATAAAGTTCCTGTAATATCAACACCAGTAGATGTAGTAGCTAGTTTTTCAGCACCATTATATTTAAGACTAATTTCACCATTTCTTGTTGCAGTAAAAACACTTTCAAAAACTGGACTACTATTTAACCATCTAATATTAGTATCAGTTCCTGCAAAATCAATAATATTAGTTCCAGTTGCATTCAAATTTAATTCACCAGAAACATTTACACTACTAAAACTTGATGTATTAACACCATTAGAAGTTATACTTCCTGTAATATTAATATCACCAGTACCTGTAATATCAGAACTGTTTAAATCTAAATCTCCACCTAATTGTGGAGTAGTGTCATTTACTAATTCTGTATCAGTTGATTTAGCAAGAGGGAAACCACCTGCTGTAGCACCATCATGTACTACTAAAGTATCTTTATCAGTATCAACAGTTACTTCTCTTAAAGCACCTGTAAAAGTTGAATGTTGAGATGTTGTTCCACCTCTAAGTTGTAGTCGTTTTGCCATTTTTTATTATACTCCTAATTTATAAATTGTTATACATATTTTAATATTAAATACTACCAAAATCTAATTGAAGATTTGTACCATCAATTGTTCCTATATTATCTAGATTATTATTTTGACCATCTAAAGCACCTCCTAATTGAGGTGTTGTATCTTCTACTACATTGTCTATTGCATTTGGATTAGCAGTAGCACTTGTAGCTATTGTATCTAGTTTAGTACCATCTGTACTAACGTCTCTACCATCTACAGTAAAAGATTGTGTATCTAGGTTTCCACCTAATTGAGGTGAAGCATCATCAGAAACATTTGCTATACCTGGTGCAATAGATGTCCAAGAAGTTCCATCATAATATTTAAGAGCATTAGCTGTAGAGTTATATGCTAAATCTCCTTCATCTAAACTTGTTGTAGGATCTGCTGAAACAATTCTATATCTGTCAGCAAAATTATTTACATCTGTAATGTTTGTAGCAACTGTATTTACATTTGCTATTGAACCACCTACTAAACCAATATTAGTATCTGCACTTGCGACAGTTGCTATATTATTAGTTGGAGAAATTTGTCCAGCAACAGTAGTAACATCAGCTATATCATCAGCTACTAAATCAATTACAGAAGTTCCAGAAGTGCTTGTTACTGCATCTGCAATTGAACCATTATCTATAATGTGAGTAAAGTTATTACTTAAATCTTGACCAACAACAGTTATATTACTTATGTTAGTTGTAATTGTGTCTATATCATCAGCTACACTTGTAATGTTAGCATCATTTGCAGCAACAATTGTAATATCACCTGAAATAGAAGCTACAGTTGTAACTTCAGTTGCCTTTGGTGTTAATCTATGAAAAGTATAAGTATTTAATGTTGTGCTTGTTTCAACTAATACACCATAACCAGCAGTTAAAACTGTAGAACCACATCCATTAATTGTAACAGTAGAACCTCCTAAAGTTCCACCAGAAATAGTTACTACTCCAGCAGTTGGAGTTCTTGTACTTGCAATTTCTTTAATTGAAATAATTGTACCTGCACCATCATTAATATCTGGATTAGTATTTGGAAAACTTGTTTCATCTGCAACAGCTACAAAACCACCAACATCATCTACTAAATCTACAATCCTATCATCTATAGCAGCAGTTGTTGCTACATAAGCATCAGAACCAGACCAAGTATCACCTGATGATATAGTTTCAGAACTATCTTGTCTAAAGTATCTTCCATCAGAAGCTGATGTTGTAAAGAATGTAACATCATCAGGAGTATGACCTGATTGTTCAGAATTAGTTACAATAACTGCATCTGCAATTTTATCTGCTGTTACAGCATCACTAGCTATTTTAGCAGTAGTAATATTGCTGTCAGTTATTTTTGCAGTTGTAACTGCATTAGAAGCTAATTTAGCTGTAGTAATTTGAGAATCAGCAATATGTGCAGTATCAATACTACCATCTACATAATGCTCACTATCAATACTATCATCAGATATTTTAGTTCCATCAACTGCGTCAGCAGCAATCTTAGCAGATGTAACATTAGCATCTGTAATTTTAACTGTAGTTACAGCATCACTTGCAAGTTTATCTGTTGTTATATTTGAGTCTGCAATTTTTGCTGTTGTTATATTTGAATCAGCAATTTTAGCAGTTGTAATTTGTGAGTCTGCAATATGAGCTGTGTCTATTGAACCATCTACATAGTGTTCTGAATCTATACTATCATCTTCAATCTTAGAACCATTAACAGAATCTGCACCAAGTTTAGCATTAGTTACAGCAGCATCATTTATCTTTGCAGTAGTAACAGCACTATCAGCAATTTTGATTGTAGTAACCGAACCATCTGCTAAAGTTGCAGTAGCAATTATACCTGTTGGTAAAGAATTATTTGTTTTAGATAAAGCACCAATATAAACATTTGATATAGCTTCATTTGATAATGAACCACTATCCCAAGTAACATTAACTGTAGTGTTTGTAGAAAAAGTTGAAGAACTAATTGTTCCATAAATTGTACCAGGTGTAGCAGCAGTTAATTTAATTCTTCTGCCTTCATGATAAATTGAAGTAACATCAATACCTGCAATTGTAAAAGAAGTAGCAGATGCGTAAGCTGATGTATAAGCACCAGAACCATCTCCATATTCTACCCATTGAGAATCATTATACCATTCTCTAGTATTAACCATTAATGCTCTAATAGCATTATTAAGTTGAGAAGGTAGCATCCCTTCTGCAACACTTATACCATTTAGATCTGAGTTATTTAAATTAGTTGTTGAATAGTCTTTAATACCTGCCATTTATTCTCCTATAAACCAAGCATATGCTTTATTGTTTTCTTGGTTCTTTTCATTAATAAGTGTGTTAATTGCTTCTTCTATTTGTCTTTGAAAAAATTCTTGTGTTTCCATTGAATATCTTACGTTATCTATATCTATTGAATCTGACATTATCTATATCCTGCTTTAGATGCAATAATATCTATACCTTGTGCATCTGACCAAGGTATACCAGTAGGTGTTTTAACATTAATTCTAACATATCTACCAGATTGTCTTACTGGATTTATACCTGTTGAGTTCATAGATATTTCATTAGATTCAGTAATATTATCTGCAAGTCTATCTCTTGTTTTAATAGTAACACTAGCTTGTGCATCTACTATTGGTCTAACAGATTGTATATTACTTCTTGCACCAGGAAACAACTCTAATTCTGAAGTTTCTATTTCACCAATATTATCTGTACCAGAAAAAATAGCTGCTTTATAGTTATTATCAATAGCACCTAAAAATAATTGTCCACCAGACCAAAAATCTGTATCTAATGCAATATTAATTTGATCTAAATTTTGAGATATAATATCCATTAATTCTACTGTATAAGCACCTACAAATTGATTAAAAATTGTACTAGCATTTGTTTTTGCTAAAGACCATTTTTTTGTTGCATAATTATAAATTAATATTCTATCACAAATTCCAGTTGTATTAGAAGTATTATTTGCACTTGGGTACAACCATAAAGCTAATTGATTAAATGGATCAACAGCAGCACAAATACGATCACTAAATGCTTTGTTTAAATCTATATCAAAAAATCTATTAACTTTTTCAACTCCAATAGGTACTACACTATCACCATTAATTTCAAAGAAACCATCATCAGCATAAAAGAATACTCTACGATTATCTTGACAAACTGTTCTTCCATAAACAGCTCCTCTGTTTGGAGATATAACTGATAGTCTAAATATTGTTGCACCACCGACATAGTCCATTCTAATTATTTGGTTCTGTCTAAATACATATCCTATCTCTCCAGAAGTTATATTAACAATTTGACCACCTGATCCTGGTAGGTCTTGTAAGTCTGCTTGTTTTCCAGTCCATACACCAATATCATTAATTCCTGACCATTGTATTCTGTTTTGATTTGAACTTTGATTACCTGTAACTAAGAAATCTCTAATTACACCTGAAACTTTAAAGTTAGGTGTAGTACCTGCTGTATTAATTGCACTAAGATTTGCAAAGTTAGTAGATGTTCCCATTAAATAATATTGAGGTAAATCTATACCATTACTTGCAATTACATAATTACCAAATTGTGTAAATGTCCAAAAATCATCATTAGCTCCAGTTAAACTTCCTTTTCTTGAAGTAAAAGTTCCACCATCTAATTGATATAAGTCTGTATTAGTTGCAACAAAATTATATACATTACCTGCATTATCTCTAAATGAACCTGCACCTCTGCTATTTGCACTAATATTATTTGATGAATAATTTACTAAAGATGGAAATCTTTTATAAGAATTAAGAGCATAATATACATTAGTTGCTACATTAGCACCTGGATTTAAATGTTCAGGTTGATCGGGTAGCCATTCTCCAAAAGGTATTTGCATTATCTAGCCCTATAAAATGATAAGTCGGTTTGTATATCTGTTCTTTGTTGAACAGGAGCTCCACCATATGAATCTTGTTTGTCGTTATTTTCGCATCTT